ATGCCGCTTCAACTGCAACACACATTGCTGTATTTTCTGCATTTACAGAAGGTATGCAATTGTTTAGTTCTTTCATTATGTTACTTAACTTTCCACGCACAGGCAAGATGAAAGGTATGGGTCAAATTGTTACATGGTCTATCGTTGATGAAACACAACACGCTGAATCAATGATTAAATTATTCAGAACATACATAGAAGAAAACAAAGAAATATGGAATGACGAACTTAAATCTAGAATCTACACAATCGCAGAAAAAATGGTTGAACTTGAAGATAAATTTATTGATTTGGCATTTTCTATGGGCGCTATGGATGGTTTGTCTAGTGATGATGTTAAGCAATATATACGTTATATTGCTGATAGACGCCTTATATCTCTTGGCCTTAAAGGCATTAATAAAGTGAAGAAGAATCCTCTACCATGGGTAGAAGAAATGATTAACGCACCAACTCACACAAACTTCTTTGAAAATCGTGCTACTGATTATGCAAAAGGAGCTTTATCTGGTGATTGGGGTGATGTTTGGGCTAACTAAAGGAAAACACATGACAACAAAAACAATAACAGCAGAGTGTAATAACTGTGAATCAAGTTACGATGTAATTTATATGCAAGAGCTGACCTCAGAAGATTATCCAGAGTTTTGTCCGTTTTGCGGCGAAGCCATCGAATCATTATCCGAAGAAGAATATATAGAGGATGATGAACTCGATGATGATGATAAATGGAACAACTAAATTGGTTATATAACGAAAAAGATTTTACAGAAGATTTGATTGGTGAAAATTATGGGTTTGTTTACAGGATTACCAACAAGGTAGATGGTAAACAATACATTGGTAAGAAATTCTTTTACACCTCTAAGACCAAACAAGTAAAAGGTAAGAAGAAACGTTTCAAGGTTTCCTCAGACTGGCAAACTTACTACGGATCTAATGACATTTTGAAAAAAGATGTTATAATACACGGTCAAGACAACTTTAAACGAGAAATAATCCACTTATGCAAAAGTAAAGGTGAGTGTGGTTATCTTGAGGCTAAAGAACAGTTTGTAAACGGTGTGTTAGAGAGTGATATGTATTACAATAACTGGATTATGGTTAGAGTAAGAAAGTCACACATTAAAGGATTGCAATGTTAGAGTATTTTAAAGAGATGACAGATTATGATGTTTTGTTTTGGTTGCCAACAGACAAACAAAATGTAATGAAAGTAGAGGCCTGTAAATATAAGGATCCTGGTGAACAGATTGGTGGAAGTGAATTAGGCAGTGAATACCATATTGTGTTGTTTAAATGCAACGAAGAAGGAACCTACGAACATGATACATGGGATGCTATTTTATCGGACCCTAGGATATATGTCTCTGGATTGATTCCACAAGATTGGTATGGTTTTGTTGCCAGAAAAACCACAACATCAAAACAATTTGTCAAGGATACACTTGACAAGATAAAAACAATCTGATACAATATCGTTACTGAAACTATTGAAAGTTTATTATGATTCTCGTTGACCTTAACCAAGTTTTGTTGTCTGGTCTTATGGCACAAATCTCTGGCCAAAAAGGAGTTAAGTTAGAGGAAGACTTAATTCGTCATATGATTTTAAACATCCTCCGAACACACCTAAAGAACTTCCGTGCAGATTATGGTGAAGTTGTATTGTGTTCTGACAACCGTAAATACTGGCGCAAGGAATTCTTTCCTTTCTACAAAGCTGGTCGTAAAAAATCCCGTGAAAAGTCTGACCTAGACTGGCATCTTATCTTTGATATGTTAGCCAAGTTTAAGGTTGAACTCAAAGAAAATTTCCCATACAAAGTTATTGATGTTGAAGGTGCAGAAGCCGATGACATTATTGGTACACTTGTTCCTCGTCACATTATGAGTGAAGATATTTTAATTATCTCCAGTGATGGTGATTTCTTACAACTACAACAATACAATGGTAGAAGTAAGTTTAAAGTGAAACAATATAATCCTGCACAAAAGAAATTTATCGTTTCAGAAAATCCATTGGATGAATTGAAAGAGAAGATTATCCGTGGTGATAAAGGCGATGGCATTCCTAATGTCTTGTCATCATCTGATTGTTTTGTCCGTGATTTGCGTCAAACACCAATCACCAAAGGTAAGTTAGATAAACTTATGGAAAAACATTATGGTGAATGGGAAGATGAGAACGCTAAAATTGGTTTTACTCGTAACCAAACACTGATTGACCTTCGTTGCATTCCAGAAGATATCAGTACGAAAATCATAAATAATTATGAAGAAACAAAACCAGCATCCAAAGGAAAGATTTTGGATTATTTGATTGCAAACAAGCTTAAAGGCTTAATGGAAGTTATTGAGGAATTTTAATGAAAAACCTATATGAAGTATTTGATGAGTTTGAAGAAGCAAAAAGTAAAAAAGAACGAATGGAAGTTATTCGTAAAAATTTATCTAGCACGCTTACCAAAGTTTTAGAGTTAACATATCATCCTCAAATTGAATGGAAAGTAAAAGAACTTCCAGACAACTATAAAATTCCAACTGATATGTTACCTGGTTTAACCTATGATAGTTTAAACGCACAATTGCGTAGGTTGTATATGTTTAGAGTTGGTGATCCGACATCCGAATCACTATCAGATAAAAGACGAGAAGAATTGTTACTACAAATTTTAGAATCAATTGAACCACGTGAAGCAGAAGTTATTTTAGGTATTTTCCAAAAAGATTTGGGAGTTAAAGGTCTTGATTATAAATTTGTCAAAGAAGCTTTCCCTAATCTTATTCCATGAACAAAGAAAAAATCATTGTTACCTCTGGAGAATTTGATCCATTGACAATAGAAGATTTGCGTTTTCTACAAAAATGTAAATCAAGAGGACATTGGTTAATAGTTGGCATACATTCAAATATATGGATGACATTATGCCGTGGTGGTTACACACAACCTTATAGTGAACGACATGAAATCATACAAAACATAAAATGTGTTGATGAAGTATTTAAATTTAATGATGATGATGGAACAGTGTGTAATTTACTCAGACTAGTAAAAGGATGTTATCCTTTATCTGATATTACGTATATCTCAAATGAAGATATGCATAATATGCCAGAAACTAGAATTCGTGGAATTAACTTTGAAGTACTAAGATAGGAGAAAAGTAAAGTGTCAAAATTTGTAGGTAAGTTTCGCAAAAATAGCGACTACAACGAGGATTATGAGTTTGCACCAAAACGCAGACGTAGGGATGAGAAAATTGAAAATAGAAAAATGAAAAGTTATAATTATGAAGATTATGACAGTGATTATGGCCACAATACCAAGAAAAGCCATAAAATAAGAAAAAGTTATTAATTTTATAGAGTGTTGTAATCCTGCAACAATACTATTGACATTATCATCAGAGTATAGTATAATTACACTAATTCTGTTGGAGTTTATTATGATGATTCATGCACATATCAGGAAATCAAAGCAAAAAAAGGCTCCACGAGCCGTGCGAGAGCAATATGAGCAATGGCTCGCTTCACATCAAAAACCTATAACAAAAGTTATACATAATCCAAATAATACACTAACAGGATATTCAAAATCTTTGTCGGTACCTGCCGGTCGTGAGACTAAGCACTATCCGTCATTGAATACAGGTTTGGGAAATGCTACAAAAGCAGCTCCTAAGGTTTATACAGGCACAAAAGTCATGGGAATAGCAACAATGCACAAATCAAATGCTGTTCCTGTGTTTAACAGCGAAGAAGCTGTAGAAATTTCAAGCATGAGGCGTTAAAATGAAGAAAAATTTAAAATTAATTGTAGAGTTGAAACGTCCGGTTTGCCGGACACCGATTAAACCTGTGCAAAAGCACAAAATTGACACAAAATTTGACCGCAAAAACGATAAAAAAGCGATTTTGTCGCAAATTTATGAACTAGGAGACAAAAATGACGCAAAATACTGAGCAATTTGTGCCGGCTGACTTGGTTTGTGATGCACTTCAGCCTTGGCAAAGACTGGAAAATGTTATGAAAATGTGGGCAGCACAATCCGGACATGATAACGACCAAGATTGGTACAAAAAAATGAAAGAATACTATGAATAAAGTATATAATTATGAAGAATTGTTTCAAGATATTCCTGGAGACCCGGATAACTTTCTTTTCACCATTCCTCCAGAAGTGTTGGAAGAAATCGGATGGAAAGAAGGAGACGATATAACAATATCCGCAGAGAACGGATCCTTAGTGTTGTCAAAAAAAGACACAACCGTAACATAAATTTGACATGGTAACATTGTTTATGTTACAATAGAGTTATATTGTTAAGGACTACATATGCAACTAATTGACTCAAAATCACTATTGGCCAAATTGATGGCAACTGAAAACCTGACTGTTGAACAACGAGATGTTCCAACAGCATCTTTTGATGTACTCAATCGTATTTTGACTATTCCAGTTTTAGATAAAAATATTTCCTCAGAACTTTATGACCTCTTTGCAGGACATGAAGTTGGCCATGCTTTGTATACACCATTAGATGGTATGAAAGCAGCCAAAGACTCCAAGATTAACATGAGTGTTGTCAATGTGGTAGAAGATTCCCGCATTGAACGCAAAATTAAATACAAATATCCTGGTCTTAAATCTTCCTTTCTTAAAGCCTACAATGAATTAGTTGAAAAGAATTTCTTTGGCACCAAAGGTAAAAATTTAGACCTGTTGAATCTTATTGACCGTATCAACCTCCACTGCAAAGGTGGTGCTCACTTGAATATTAAATTCAATGAAATTGAACGTGACTTATTGAATGATGTTGAAAACACTGAAACCTATGACGATGTTATTGAAGTTTCAAAACGCATCATTGAGTATATGTTGGAACAACTTGAACAACAAAAATCAAAAAACAAATCAAGTCCATATGATGAAGAAGATGATGATTTCGATTTAGAATTCACTGACGAATTGAATCCTCATTCTGGTGAAAATGACTTTGATGATTTTGATAAAAATATTGAGAACGATAATTTTGAAGCTTCTGATGAAGATTTGGATGACGGTGACAATTCATCTGATATGGAAGTTTCTTCCGATTTGGAATCCAAAACTGATTCAGAAATTCGGTCTTTCACCGATGAAGCCTATCGTCAAAACGAATCTAAATTGTTTGTACAAGATCCGGAAAGTTATGTTTATGGAAACATTCCAAAAATTGATATTGACAAATTAATTTACGACTATAAAGATTTGTACAAACGATACAAACAAGATGAGGAAGATGGATTTGTAACTTCAAGACCCAACGATTTTATGAAGATTCGCCGTGAATCTGACAAAGTTGTTTCCTATCTTGTCAAAGAATTTGAGATGCGTAAAAATGCAGACCAATTGAAACGAGCAAGTACTGCCAAAACTGGTGACTTGGATATGAAAAAGATTTTCTCATATGGTTTCAATGAAGATATCTTTAAGAAAGTTACAGTTGTTCCTGGTGGTAAATCACACGGACTTGTAATGTTCTTGGACTGGTCTGGCTCAATGCATGACCATATTGCCAATACAGTAAAACAATTAATCAACCTTGTTTTGTTTTGTAAGAAAGTAAATATTCCTTACGAAGTATACACATTCGTTGAAGATGTACACGATAGGAATTATAATTCCGTTTATAAAAAAGGTGATTTGAATTTACGACCTTTTGGTATCTGTAATATTCTGTCTAGTAGAATGTCTGCTTCAGAATTTACTTATGCTGGTGGTGCTCTTGTTGCTATGTCTGGTGCAGGCCAAAGAAAATATAGAACTCCATATTGGATGACTATGGCTGGTACACCACTCAACGAAGCAATTATCACCGCAATGGAAATTGTTCCTGCATTTCAAAAGAAATACAAACTTCAAATTGTGAATACTGTATTCCTGACTGATGGTGAAGGTGGTATGTTGAATTCTGTTTTTGGTGAAAATGACCAAGATTCTGGTTATTATAATAGATATAACGATAAAGGTAAAAAACAAAATTTGGTGTTCCGTGATCCTGTTACAAAACACCAAGAATTTACCGGTGCAGATGCATCAAACAGAATGGAACAAACTAATGCTTTGATTCGTTTGTTAAAGAAACGCACAAATTCCAATATCATTGGTTTCTATGTTATGGCTACAAAAGAATTCAACAGAGGTCCAGGTACTATGTTGTTTCCTGATTACATCGAAAGAATGAAACTGAAAGAAGAATTTAGGAAAGATAAATTCCTTGTAGTTAAAAATACTGGTTTCGATGAGTATTATTTGCTCCGTTCAAACGGCCTAGATACAGAAGAAGATGCAACTTTTGAAGTTAAAGATAATGCTACGAAACGTGGTATTCTCAGTGCATTTTCTAAGTACGCTGGTAACCGTATTAATAATCGTGTTATTCTAAATCGTTTTATTAAATTAATTGCATAGGAGATTGAATGAACATTTATTCAGAGTATGTTAACTCAAACAGAAAAGCCACAGTATCTAAAATGAAACTGGAAGGATATGACACAACTTTCCAAAAATGGGAAGTTTCTCTATACATTGATGGTCGTGTGATTCAAAGAATTACAACCCATAATGAAGAAAAGGCAGACCAAATTGCTGAAGTTTTTGTACACAGTGAGAATGGTGGTGCTTCATCACTATTAAGCGAATATGTCTGACGTTGATGATATGCCAAATCCCAATCAGGTCCTAAAAGACCTGTTGGGTAGATGTAAAGAAGCCAAAGAATGGAAAATCTCCTGTTATTTGGATGAAGCATGGGTGCCTAATGGTAGAATGCCTTTTGATATTCTAATCAAAGATGGTATTGTAACCTGTAGGGTAATTGCTGCAACAAAACTTGAAGCAGCAACATTAGTTGGCAACGAATTGCCTGTTATTAAATTTATTGATGATTGATATGGATAAAAAGACCAAAGAAATTTTTTGTATTGCACAGGAAGAATGTGCAGAAGTTACACAAGCTATTTCTAAAATTTTCCGTTTTGGATTTGATGCAGTACATCCTGTATCAGGTAAAAGAAACATGGAAAGTTTAGAAGAAGAAGTTGGTGACCTCTTGGCGATGATTGACATTATGGTGGAGAAGTGTATAATCTCTGATTCTAATGTTAATGCAGCTAGAGCAGCAAAAAAAGAAAAACTGAAAATTTGGTCCGGTATCTACAATGACTGACCAAGAAGCATTAGCAATCTATGAGAACATGAAGCGGATTTACCGAGACTTACCGGATCCTGACCATGAACCCATACGATTCAAATATTACTATATGTTATACAAACAATATCATGTCCAGATAACCAAGTAAGAATTCTGAGGACACTATATAAGGATAAATGAACGAAAAACAAAAAACTATTTTGTTTGTTATGGGTACCTTGTTATCTATTCCATTCACAATATGGTTTATTGTATTCTTTCGTGACTTCCTCTACCTCATCGCATTTGTATCAACTACACTGGCCTGTATTGGTCTGACCGCTTATGGATTGTATGAAGAAATCCATACAGAGATGACCTTCAGGCACCGTGTACATGAACAACTGTACCACGGTAAATCTAAAGAGTATGCAAAAAGACTAGACTTTTTTCTAGATTATTTTGGAGACAGTGAGTACAAATGAAAAAATTATTATTGCTTTTAATGTTGGCCACTCCTGTCTTTGCACAGGAACAAGTATTTCAGTTAACAAAACCGATGAATTGTTCTTCCGCACAGGGACTTATGGAATATCTTTTCAAACAACACGGTGAAGTTCCAGTATGGGTTGGAAAAGAATCAACCTCTGGTTCATATATCTCAATTGTTATGAATAAAGAAAAAGGAACCTGGACTGTGATTCAGTATGATTCTGCAACAGGTTGTGTGTTGGGTGCTGGAGAACAAGGCAGTCCAATTTGATTGTGACTGGAATATTACGAAGTCTTTATTATTATAGATAATGGAGACACCACAAATAATATTCCAAAATGCAAAAAACATACAGAACTATATTCGTTAGTGATGTACACCTCGGCACCAAAGACAGTCAAGCCGAAAAACTCAATAATTTCTTAAAACATAATACGTGTGAAACACTGTATCTTGTTGGTGATATTATTGATGCATGGCGAATCAAACAAAACAAATGGCGTTGGAAACAATCACATACAAATGTGGTTCGTAGGGTGCTTGGTCATGCCAAACGTGGAACTAAAGTCATCTACGTTGCCGGCAATCATGATGAATTTCTAAGACCATTTATCCAGTATAATATTGGTTTTGGTTTAATAGAAGTGGTAAATCAAACAGAACACGTTGGTGCAGATGGCAAACATTATCTAGTCACACATGGAGATTTATTTGATGGTATCACCAGATTAGCACCATGGTTATCAATGTTAGGAGACAAAGCATATGATTTCATACTTAGACTCAACAGTCAATATAATTGGATTCGTCATAAGCTGGGTTTTGGTTACTGGAGCCTTAGCATGTTTCTTAAGCAGCGAGTTAAAAAAGCTGTAGACTTCATATTTCACTTTGAACGAAATTTGTCAGACTATTGTAAAAAACGTGGATTTGATGGTGTAATATGTGGCCACATACACCTAGCAGAAATTAAAGAAATAGATGGTGTTACATATATGAATGATGGTGATTGGGTAGAATCATGTACGGCCTTGGTTGAACACCATAATGGTACATGGGAAATAATAACATGGACTAAGGAGAATGATAATGACAAAGACGATATTGATAGTCACTGACAATTTACCGGAGCAAATAAATGGCGTTGTTACAACTTACAAGAATCTGGAAGCGCAGGCTATTGCTGACAATTATAACATTGTGTATCTTGACCCCTCTCGATTTCCCCATATTAACGCTCCTGCTTATCCTGAAGTTAAACTCTCTTGGGTTCGTAAAATCGGTAAAAAGATTAAAGAGATACAGCCGGACCATATTCACATCGCAACAGAAGGACCGGTGGGGTTGGCTTGCCGTGTGTGGTGTGACCGTAAGGGTTTTACTTACAATACCGCTTATCATACTAAGTTTCCCGAAGGTATAAAGAAACTACTTGGTGTGCCAGAGTTTATCACATGGTCTTATGTCCGTTGGTTTCATAAACATTCTGGTAAAGTACTCACTACAACAGAAACGATGGTCAATGACCTGAGAGACCATGGCTTTGATGGTACAGTCATTCCATGGACCAGAGGTGTCAACCGTGAGATATTTCACCCAAACTATCCTGATATGCAATCAGATAAAAAATTATTGGTCTGTGTTGCTCGTGTTTCCAAGGAAAAGAATCTAGAAGATTTCTTTGAGTTAAATATACCAAACACACGTAAAGTTATGGTTGGTGACGGACCT